TATCTTTAGAAAATAATTCAGAATTTTCTTTATTGTATTCTACATTCATTTCAGAAAGGATATTGTTTACTATATTCTCTCTTTTTGATAACTGAGTAAGTTGTGATTCGGTAAGTTGTCCTTTAGCATCAAGAATAGATGGATCAAGTTCTCCAATAGCATTTAATTCTTCAATTAAGTTCTGACTGATTATCTGTGTATCATCAGAACGACGCAATCCAAGAGTAGTAAATAATTGAACACTTTTGAATGTATTCTCATGAATGATAACACGACTATGCAGACGTAGCATTTGATTAGCCAGGTCAGCACCATCAATTCTATTTGCTAGTTCATCAGCCATACGTATAGCATCACGTAATTGAATCTCATAAGTATTATTACCTTCATCATTTTTACTTGCCAATTCAGAGACAAATTCCTTTTCTTGTAATGACTGATGATCATTTACTTTCTTTTCATTAGCGATACGTTCAGACGTCTTAAATGTATAAAGGAAGTGTTCATTCTCTTTTACCCGAGCAATCTCTTGACGAATAATTTCAGAACCATTAGTACCATAAAATTTACCATCCGGATATTCTTTCTTATAAGTTTCTCCCTGGTCAGTAAGAACTGAGTTTATCCATACCTCAGCTTCTTTCATCGTATCTTGTAATTCAGTGAAGTAATTACTCAAAAAGGATTTACCGTTTGGAGTATTTTGTTCACGCATTAGTTCAATACGTTTTTTAAATTCTTCCGGAGTTTCAGTAGCATGTTCTAATGTCTGTCCATCAATACGCATAAATGGCAACTTACTATTCCCATTGAAAGAAGAGTATTGGTTATTTACGTTTTCAAGTCCTAGCGCGCGAGCGGCTGAGTTCAACTGACTATCATGTGAGAACTGTTCATCATCAAAGCTTTCAATAGTACGTTCTGCTTTTCCTACTTCTTCTGCAGCAGTTTGACTTTCACTTTGGTAATGTTCTAATTCAGTTTGAATATTTCTAAGTTTAGCAGCTTCTAGTTGACGTTGTTCTTCACTGGTTTCTGCCGGCAAAGAATTGATTGTAGCTAACTGAGCATCGTATTCAGATTGTCTTTCAGTAATAAATGGTTCCAATTCAGCAACACGTTTACCATACATATCAATCTTATCATTGGCTGGAGTAAGAATCTTTCCTTCTGCTTGCTGAGCAATATTAGAAGTAAGTCCTTTTGCTGTATCATACATTGATGAAAATTTATTTTTAAGTTCATCAAGTTTGGTATTATCCATTACAGTACCAAATACATTACCACTAGTCTGGTCATTGAATATTGATAACTCTTTTGACAGACGATTAGCTAAACCGGCAACATCAGTAACTAATGATTTATGTTCAGCTTCATTGTATGGTTTTAAAAGAGTATCTTTTATTCTTCCATGTAAGGTGTCTAATTCAGTCGATAATGTTGCATGAGTAGTTTGGTTGTCTATATCATTGATAATAGAACTAGCATTAGTCTGTTGAGCTTGTGCAGCTTCATCTACACGTTGACGTAAGTTCTCAATATTCTCATACGTGAAATTCTTCTTAATGACATTTTCCCATGATGCTGCATATTGACGTTGAAAGTTAGGATCATTCTTCATCTCCCGAGTAAACTCTTTTGAATCAGTAAGACCTTGCATTTCCATTTCAACTTGTTTCATAACGGTAACGTTACGTTTCATCAAGTCATTGGCCGCTTTAGAGTTTTTGGTTCCCTCTTCACGTTTAGTATAATACTCGTATTCAGAAAGAGCCTTGTTATACTTATCAACTAATGGTTGCTTAGCTTCTTCATTTTCTTTTTGAAGTTGAGCAATCTGTTCATCAGTAGTAGTAGCACCCGCTTCTTTTGGTTGGAATGATTCAATAGCAGCTTTACTATCGCGCATATCCATGAAAGCTTGGCCGGACTTATTTAATGATATTTGACTATCAAAGCCAGCCTGAGAAAGAATGTTTCTATCTACATCATTCAATCCCATACTTTCATTCAACTCTTTATACGAGTCCACTAATTGCACAAATTCGACATACCTCATTTCAGCGAAGTTGTCGATTAGTTGTCCCTCTTGATATCCTAATTTTTGTAAGGATGGACTTTTTGGTACTGAGAATAAACTAGGATCAAATTGTTCTCCTACAGTAGCATCTTTAATAAGAATATCTTTCACTCCCCACATACCACCATCAGGTTTCTGAATATGATCAGTAGCTATATTGATAAGTTCATCACCTTGTCCTTTTAGTACTTTCCATTTCAAAAGTTCTTTTTGTTGAACTTCTGTTTTACTATCGGGAATACCTTTAATCTTTTTGATTACGTGAGGAACGGCACCAGTGATAGCAGTCATTAAAGTAGTAGCGAAAATAGTACCTAAAGAAGTATCAGAAAATCCTTCGAAAACACCGGTAGTACCTATCTGTCCATTACCAACTTCGGAATATGCTGGAGCAGCTTTATCGAGTTGCATTTGAACAGTATTGTATAATGCTTGTTCAAAGTTTTCTTGGAATACCTCACTTACATTTGCCTTAGCAACATTTGAAAGATAGCTTTCATTATCAACAATACCTTTAATAAATTTACTGTTGTACATTTTTGAGAAACTATCGTAAACAGCTTCTTTAATAGTCTTGTCAGTAAGTGTACCGGCAGCTTCTTTAGCAGCTAATTTTTGAGCCATAGGAGTATATATTTCTCTCATAGCTTTCTCATAGATATTTGGTCCTAACTGTTCACCAATCCATTTATTTGTGAAGTGCTCAGTAACGTATGTCAATGGTAAAGCAAAGAAACCATATTTAGCAGTTGTTTCTGGACTAACACCATTTTCATCAGCTACACGTTGAAATGAACTATAAGACTGTGAAGTACCAATAGCATTTACTAGAAACTCAGTACCATACTGCAAAGCTTTTGTTGCAACACCTTTACCAGCAAATGCTGCAGTACCTTCTAATGCAGACATAGCACCACCCGAAGCCATACCTACAGCTATCTGAGGAAGAAGATAACCAAGTGTCGGAGCTTGACGTACCATCCAATCAATAGCACCAGTTCCTTGTTCTGTTGATGCTGATTGTTTAAACTCTGCTTGTTTCCATTCATTGAAATAACCTTGTAGTGCTTTGTCACCTTTCGCCCAATTCAATGGTTGTGCTTCTCTACGCAATGAATTACCTATATTGGAAGGAAGAGAACCATAAGAGTAATTGAATGCTTGATTCATTGCTTCATAATCACCCGCTTCAAATGCTTTATCAAGTTCTTCTACAGCCTTTACATTGCCTTGTGCTAGGTTAGCAGCACGTACCTTATCATAATGCTTTTGAATGGCTTCATTACCTTGTTTGTAAAGATAAGTTTCATCATGATTCATTGCATTATTGAAAAGTGCACCAACAGAAGAAAAGGAACTCATAGTACCGGCGGTTGCAGCACTGTAAGCTCCCACAAAGAAATCTTTAATAGAACTACCGAATGTTTCTTTAGGACCCCACTTAGTTGAATACTGTCTATCTCCTGCAACAAAAGCATCTGATGGTAGTACATCAAATACTTCACGTCCATTAGTAGGATCAATAGTAGTTGTTACAACTGCTTTACCATCACCAAACATTTTATTCATTCCATCCTTACCTGGGTTAGGAATACGTTTACCATTCTTTAAAATGTAGGGTGCAGCAGAAGCACGTTCTTCACCGGTACCGCGTTCGTTATCTTCATTACGAAATGGATCATGATAAGGCCCCCAATCAGGTTTGATATCTTTTACATTACCCAAATCTTTATCATGAACGGCTCTACCAGTAACTGCTGAGTTTTGTGTGTCGTGATAAAACTTTAATGCTGATAAGTCAACACCTCTTTTATTTAAACTTACTTTCTTTGCATTTTCAACTTTTGCTTGATTATAAGTCTTGATTATTTGACTTGCTGGTAAAGCTTCCGTATCAGTAGGATTCTTTTCTTTCGAGTACTTGTCTACATAATAGTTTATATCGTTGAAAACAGGCTGCTCAGAATGCGCCATAGAGGTAAATATATCTGCAGTTGATTGCTTATTTTTCAAAGCATCACCAACTACATCAACGGTTCCAACATAATTTCCTTCTTGATCTACAAATGCATCGCTAGTCTGTGCTTTATACTTTTCTTCAAGTGTAGGAACTACTGGTTGATCTTGTGTTTGGGTATCCATAATTTATATTGAGTATTTATTATTGAATTGAAAATTAATGACCATAGAAAGAATAATTTTTTATTGAATTACTATTATCTTCTTTTTGTTTGTCGAGGATATTTAAATACTCAGTCTTTTCATCGGGAGTAATTTTACCTGCACTTTCAAGACTATTGATAATATTCAAACTTTTCATGTAAGCATTTTGAACATGGTCTTTAAAATTGATATTGTTTTTTGATTGTATATCAGTAAGTATTGCTTGTGGAGTTTTACCAACATAAACCTTATTACTTACTTGATCATCTACAAAACCATTCTTAGTAAACTTCTTTTCAAGATTTGCTGTACGTGCATTTGTTGTTCTTTGTATAGCTGAATTAACATTCTGTTCTCCACTAGCAATAAGATTACTTTCAGCTAATGTTTCTTGTTGTTTGCTAGTATTATACTTATTGATAGCATTACGTCCTTCTTGGGCTGCCGTAGATGGTCCTTCAACTTGTAATGGTACTTGATAGATATCTTCTCCAAAACCAAATCCAAAACCAGGTGCATCACTAATCTTTGTAATATGATTTTTTGGATTCTTGGCAAGTTCTGATATCGGAGTAAGAACTGGTGTCTTACCATCAACTGCAAAAGGTATCTTAGTATCTCCTGTCAATTGAGTAGTAGCTGTCACATAGTTCTGAACAATAGGTTTACCATTTTTATCTGCTTGAATACGTGAAAGTATATATCCACCTTTCTCTCTTGGAACCTTATCAAAACGTACTGTTTTCATTAAGTCCGAAGTAAGGCCCATAATCTTGGCATTCTTATCATTTGCAAACAATACATCCGGTTTAAATGGAATACCATTGAACATAGCAATTGGTTGATTAGTAATTTGCTCAGTCTTACCTTGTACATTTAAGTCAGGGAATAAAGAGTTTTCTAGTGTCTTACGTTCATCACCAGTAACAGTACTTATATAGTATTTTAATGGTGCAAATCCTTGTTCCCCATCTGAAAATTCAGTAAAGAAACTACCTTCATTTGGATTGGTAGGTTTAGAGTAAATGATATCAATAGACGACATAGCATTCTTATCTTGAGCTTCATCATGTTTAAGTTTTTCTGATATTCCAGACTTCTGAGTATTATTAAAATCACGTAATCCTTTAGTATCATTTGCAGCAGTAGCATAAACGTAACGTTGCGCTTCTGTCATGATAGCATCAGCTAATCGTTTCTGTTCAGCTAAGTTCTTATCTCGGACTTCTGTATCTGATGTAGGTATTCTTTTTGCTTGTTGTTTAAGCAATTCAATACTTGCAATAACTTGTTCTCCACTAGCACGAGTATAGTCGTTCTTAGTGATAGGTCTACCCTTTGAATCTTTTGCAGTTGATGTGGTTCCAGTAGGTACTATCAATGTTCCATTCAATGCTGAACTCATAGCATAGGCCCGAGCATCTTCTGGTAAGTTTTGCCACATACTACTAGCAGCATTTTTCATATTTGTATAATTATCAGAACGTGACCAATCCCAACTTGTAGTACCATTATCACTATTACCACCACTAGCCATTTGTTTAGCTGAAGCAGCATCTATTCGACCTTTAATCTCTTTGCTGAAATCAAGTGAGTTCATCATTTTTAATGATGGGTCTAATGTATGACTAGGAGTAATACCACCCGCACCATCAGAAGTAATGCCCGATTGCCATGCATTACGTTCTTGAAGAGTATTGTAACTGTGAAGCTTTACTGTATTACGACCATTTGGACCTTTACCAAAATCAAGAGCAAAAGGATTATCTAGTTGTAGAAAATCCTCAGCGCTTTGTGCTTTACCTAAGTTTGAATTAGTAACAGCTATTTCTTGTCCAATACCCTTTTTGGTTATCTCACCATTTACATTGTCCCATTGAGCTTTGTTGAACTTAGCTTGTTGCTCGGCAATACCAAACTGTGATTTCTTTTGAAACAAATCTTGTAATTCAGAATCATAAGCAGTTTCATATTGTTTTAGTTTTTCCGGATCAGATTCATTTTTAATCTTTTCAGCATAAATACTTGGTAAAAGACTAATACGATTTTGAATTTGATTACGATAATCATACAATGCTTTTGTTTGACCAGGTAATAGTTCTTCCATCTTATCATCACTTGCTGCTTTAGGAGTAGAAGTTCTTGCTCTACTGGCTTTATTACCATCATTAGCTAATAAGATACGTGGGTCAAGAGATATGCCGGGACCTATTTGATTCTGTGCAGCATATCCAACCGGATTAATATTGTTTCCCCATATTGACATTATTTACGTCCTCCCCAAGTTCGTTTATAAAATGATTGTTGACTAGCTTTAGCTTTAGTAAGATTATCATATATTACTTTATGTCTTACCGGATTATCTTCTGTTGCTAATTGATTCTCTAATGCAGTTACAGTATCATCTTCAATAGCTTGATTCTTTGTTGCTGCAATACTTTCATTATTGATGATTGAATTTAAACCACTTGTAAGGTCGTTTTTAATCTGACTGATACCTTGACCTATCACACCCGATTTAAATCTGTCAGCTTCGTTCTGAATAGCCGTGTTAGCTTGATTACGTTGTGCTTCACTCTGTGCATTTATAGCAGCAGTTTGATTATCGGTCTGAGCATTGATTTGCTGTTCTTGATTTTTAATCTTAGCTATTTCAGATGATATTTGATTTTGGCCATAAATACCTTTTGCAACTAATGATGGATCAACTAAACCAAAACGACGATTAGCTTCACGAGCAGTACTTAATTGTGTATTTACACTATCTTGCATTGCTTGCTTTTGTTCTGCGTCAATAAGTGATACATGAGTTGCTTCAATAGGTGCTTGATAAGAAACTAATTCAGGTTTATAATCACTAGCCCTATTTATGCCTACAAGGTCAGTAGCGACACTTAAAGCTGTATTGACACCAGTAGCTATGTTCGCCCATTTAGATAGCCCATAGATACCTTTTTTATCGCCCGTTGGCGGTGGAGTATCTTTTGGTAGTGCTTCCGGAGTATTATCAATATACCGTGTTTGTGCCAATGCATTCAATGGTTTTGAACTTACTGCAACTGGTGCCGGAGTTGGTGCTGATAAGATAGAAGGAGTTTGTTCTTTACGAACTGCTAACCGTTGTTCATCACTGATTAAAGGAACCATTGGATCAGTTTTCTTTTTCAATAATATATTCTCTCCATTGTAGAACTTATTGAATGGTGGCGTAAATGATGGAGTGAATTTTGAATTAAATAGCTTTGCCATAATATTACATTAATCGGTTATTTATAATTCCGGTACCACCTGCTGATGGAACTGGATTAGAAGGATTGACCATTTGATTAATCGACTTCAAACTTTGACTTACACCCTCTTGTGTGTACATCATCCTATTTTGTTGTGATACTTGTTGAGAAGAAACTGATTGATTCTTTTCGCCTACTATTTGATTTTGATAATCATCTTGATAAGCTTGTTGTTTTTCTTCTTCTTTCTTTTTAGCACTAGCTCCGAATAAACTAGCGATACCACCAATACCTGCAATTACAGCACCTGGTATTGCACCGACACCAGTAGCACTAAGAGTAGTACCAAGTGTCATTAAACCAGAACCACCGGCAGACAAAAAGTCGCCAGTGGAATTTCTTTTAGGGGGTTGATAAACGGCCATTACGAATAAGATATTATAAAGTTAGTAATTACATTCTTCAAGTAAAAATACTTTGGAATATGTGTTCTATAGGCATTACCCATTTTTATTGGTTGAAGGAATTATAGGAATTATCCATGCATGTTCCTTATATTCAGGATTAGTCCAAAATTCTTTTGCGTTAATAAAAGAAACTTTAGAAGATTCTTGATATTCTGTTTGCCAACTAATATTTTCAAGTTCTTCTGGACACATAACCATTAAATGAGAACGAAATTCTTTTTCAAATGAACTAGTATCTTGTTTTTCTGCAGAGCAATTAATAATGAACTCTAATTCGAAATTATCCGAAGCTTTATTATCATAGAAATATTGAAAATCTCCAACATTATGTTCCCACATATTTGGTCTTGAAGCAAGTTGTCCATATGAAAAAGCAAATAGTCGGGCATCTAATTTCATATAAAGATTTGTATCGTATGAATAGAATCCAGTAAAGATATCAAGTTTCTCATTAAAGACTAATGTAAAGAACTTACCGATACCCAATTTGAAAGTAAATAATACCTCTTTCGTTTCTTCATCGAAAACACTTATAATGCCAGTCTGTGCTTCTGAATACAAGTCTTGTGGTAGTACTTTGATATCTCCTTTGATTAATTTGAATATATCAGTTATTTGTTTTGAAGTTACTAAGTCCTCAGCACCAAATAATACATTACCACTTGTTGTTGAAGCGCCGGATAAACGCCATATCTTTTCATTATCCCAATCAACACCGTAACCGCCTTTGTCACCACTACAAATACTTTCTTTATGAGTAGTACCAAATTCAGCAATTTTCTTTGATTGAGAAGAAAGGATAGTTTTATCACCAAGAATGATTTCAGAACTATCTTGACTCGATTGAAGTTTTGTAGAACCATACAATTGAATGATATTCTTACGTTGGATAATAAATAGAGTTGAATTGATAGTAATCAATTTCTTTATCTCTCCACCTTCAAAATTAAAGTCTTGATATTGTCCTATTGGTAACTGACGATATTGATCTACAAAGGCTCCATCAACATGCACATTACTAAAGTAAATTCTATTTGCTGCAGTGTTACTTTTCATGGTAAATATTTCATCAAATGGTAAAAGAGTAAATACACCTTTTGTTTCATTGTATCCACTATTTATTTCCCATGATTCTTTAAAATACTGATCAGATTTACTCCTCCATATAAAATCTTGTATAATGCTATCATATTTTGCTTCTGAGGCATTTTTAAGTACATATGGATAGAATGTATCATCTACAGTAGGAACTCTCAAATTTGAGTTGGTAAATGACTGCAGAAAGACATTAAGAGCAATACCTAATTGCCATGAACGTTCCCAACTTGTTGTATATTCTGGAAGAGTATTCCATCGAACACAACGCATAAATGTTTTCTGAGAAAATAAGTCACCTTTGAAAAACTGTTTTGCAACATAATTATCTTCAATAAAAAATGAATTGTCATTTTCAATTATAGAATAGTTTTCATCAAGAATATTGTATGAGTTTTCAATTGAATTAATGTATTCTTCTATTGTAGCATACTTACAAATATCTACAATTGCATTATTCAAATTACGATAGTCTGGATTATCATCAGTAAATACTGTTGCTTCTGAATGATACTTACCAACCTTTGCTGTTTTACAACCAAAATAAGGAGTTGCAGTCATTGACATATTAGTAGCAACTACTGGTAATGAGTTTACATTTAAATCACTTGTAAAAGGAGATAAAAATGTACTTGCAAAAGGATAAGAAGTATTAATAGCAAATCCAGTATTCATAGCTGGCCGAACATTTACTTCATTATCATTTGTATTCTTTTTTGTTCTATTAATAAGAATACCAGCATCCTTTAATTGATTTCTTGATTGATCAAAATAATTTTCAATTACACTTTTTGGAGATGTATTTGCACCATCCCAAACTTCATCACCAAAAACATCAATAATACTTTTCATTCTACTTGAAAAACCACTATTAGACATTATTTGATTTTCTTGTATAATGCTGGGCGTAATTTTAATAGCAACTGGATTTTGAATAATATTATGATCATAAGTAAAACTTGGATCAATAACACGATTAGATAAATCTTTATATCTATGCTTTTCATTATTAAAAATTTCAGATAATGCTCCCCAACCTGTATGTGTAGCATATTTATTTTCATCAGTAATTAATGCAGCTTCATTAAATGCTTGATTTACTACATCAATCTTTACTTTTGGTCGTAAATAGTAATCACCAATAATTACTAAGTTTTTATTTAGTAATAAATCGGGAGCAAATACACTATACTTATCAGTTTTTAGTTCAAGAAAATAATTACGATGATCATAATAATGTGACCACATGTCATTTGCTTGGCATTTGTTTTGAAACGTCCATTTATTACCGACATTAGTATCATCATCTCTAACTAATATTTCTTCTTTATTCATTACTTGTAATTCAGTAACAGACCATGCAGCTATATACCATCCTTGAGAAGATCTACTAATTTTAATTACTGGAAATAATTTTTTATCACCACCTAGAAATGGAAAAGCAATATCAATACCATTAGTACCAATCTTTGTTGATTGACTAATTTCTCTATCAATAGAAGTTGTAGGAGCTGCATCACGGGCACAAGGAAAGGTATTTTTAAACCCAACAGCTTCTACCATAGCAGAACTATATCCCTGGCATATTACATTCTCTTGTCGTTTACCTTGAACGAAATACATAGTAGTAATATTTGGAAGTATTGCTTTATTCGCTTGATAAAAATCATAAGCAAAGTCACGAATAAATTCTACACCCATGAGTTTGAAATGTAGTTGTTTCAAGTCCTCAGCATTTGAAGTGTGACTTATAATCCCTTTTCGTGGAAATTTATAAAGACCACTATTGTTATCAATCGTTTTAAGCGTTTCTGAAGGACTTTCATTATGATACTGTTCTCTATTATCAACATAAGTACGTAAGTCGAAATAATTCATGTCTGTGATAGTACCATTGGCATTAGTAAGTGTTACTCCTTCATACCAACCACAAATGGGAAAGACCGGAGTCTTGTATTGACCATCAATCAAAAATGAAACACCCATAGGATAGATTTCATCTTCCATATATTCAAAGTCTTTTGCATCCTGGTCATATACCATATCAAAACGACTTTCATCTTTGATAACAGCATGAGGAATAATAAGAGAAGCCATCTCTTTAAGCATCATATAATCTATTGCCCGGCCTTTCCAATTAGCACCATAATACCTATCTTCATGTTGTACTTCTGTTTCAGCAATATCAAAAGCCATATTATCTTTAAATAACTCTTCAAAAGTAATATCTTGAACAACATTATTACCATTAAATACTACGCTAGCTGAACCATTGACAATCTTTGTAGATTTGCTGATAAGTTGCATTGATTTACTCAAAGTATCTGAGGTACCATAATAATGGACAAAACCGACAGAAACCTTTTTATAGTTTGAGTCGGTATTCGTAATCTGTAATTGTACTTGTTTTGATACTCTTTCTTCACCAGTATTCAATACTCCCGAAGAACTATTAAATTCTTTCGAACCACTATGGATATAGAATGGACCAACTTCTTTTATGAATGGTGTTGTATTCAATGATTCATCTTCATAGCGAATATAGAAGAAGTAAGTACCAGGTTTCATAGTTCCATTATCTTTTACTTGTCCTACGACATCAGGAACATTAGTAATACTCTTCTGATGAACAAACAGAAGTACATCGTCAAGATTGGTATATGAACGAAGTGTTTTCTTTCCTTGTTGGTCAATACCAGTATTGATAATAATGTTCTTATTCAATCCATCACAGATATATAAGTCAACAGAACCATCATAACTATTCTTAGCAATTATCTCAAGTAATTTTCCTTTGGAGAAACCAAGTACAGATTGATTAATTGACAATGCATTATTTGGGCCATTGGGAATGATAAGAAGTGTTTCTTCTACCCATGCAGTACCATCACTACCTTTGAATGAATAGAAATTAATCTCATCGGTAATAGTCGCATGAGTAATAATATAAAGTATTCCATTGAAAGAAACTGAGCCTATAGGAACTTCATTAGTTGCAAAAGAAGTAACGCTTTTAGTACCACGAATATTTGTGATAGTAAAACCATGTTCATCTTTTGAAACAATACTTCCATTGAGCATGTAGGTATAACTATTCTGTGGCATTAATGTATTATCAATACCTCTTTTCATACCACCTAGAAACGTATTATTATGTTGCATAATTAATGTCTTTTTGTAATGAATTTGTATTCCGGACTGATAATGAAATTATGAATTTCTTCAATATCATTGTTTGATAAATCTCCCCAACTAACATAAGCTGCTTGAATTTCGTAATCAGAATCCTGGCACATCTGTAACCATCGCCATTGAGCAATACGTGGTGGGATAACACTAGCATCTTCTTCATGCATCTTCTTAATACAATAAGCATAACATGCTGTTTCATATCCACGTTTTACTAATGGAAAGCCAAGAGCATCTACCGGCAAAGAATAGTAATCAATAAAGCATTTCTGAGGTGTTCTAGTAGTACTGAACTGAATGTACTCTCCTTGATAAGTACTATTCTTTACTTTGTTTCCAGCTTCATCAAATACATTTTCCAATTTAAATACATCTGGCGGTACTAGAGCGCGATTAGAACGAATGATTAAAGTAGAATCATCATCAGAAGTAGGTTCTCCAATCTGTATTTTTTTATTCAAAATTAATCCTACTGGATCCGTAAGATATTCTGCAACGACTTCACTACACCATCGCATTACTTGTATCTTACTTATCTGAGTGCCTTTTATTGGAAATGCAGACAGCAACCGAACATAAATCTCGGATGCTGTAAAATATTTGTTATTCGGATTCATCTTTATTAGATTTTAATTCTATATGTTGATAAGCAAAAACTCCATGTACATTCCTTGCTGTTTTTACATACAACTCGTTTGGTCTATACTCCTTATTGCTATCCTCTACTACCGCTTTCAGTTTTTGGTAGTACTCTTCGTCGTGTGCTGTCGAACGCTTACTCATAATTATTGTGGCATTGATTGTGCTGCTACAGGAGCCGCTGGTTGTGCTTTTCCTTGTCCTTGTGATTGTAATTGCTCAGTAGCTTGTTTAATCAATTGCTGAGCTTGTTCTTGTGAAATACCACCTTGTACAAGTTGTGCAAGAATATCTTCCGGCTTAGCACCTTGTTGCAACATTTTGATAATCTCTTGTATTATCTGTGCAATTTGCTCTTCTGACATTTGTGGACTTGCCGGAACTGATGTTTTAGCGGGAACAGATGATTTACCTTGTGCTTGTTGAACTTGTTCCTTAGTATAACCTTTTGCGGGTGTCGTAGATTTAGCAGTACTAGCTGCTGCATACTTTGTTTTGTCGATTATTGCCATGATTAAAATTTTATGTTGTTATCTTCTAATGAATGTAATTTCTTTTTATAGAATTTCCCAAATGATGCATAAGGAAAACCATATCTTATTTTATCTGAGGAAAAGAAATAATCGCAATTGATACGAGTATAAAATCCCTTTTTCTTTGAACGTTCTCTATCTTTTTGTCGACCCCGGTATTTAGTATTTGACGTCATTGTCAATAAACTTATCAATCCAACTTTATTGATTTTGATTGTATTTCCCTTAAAGAGTTCTTCAACAATTATAGAAACGTATGCAAAAAACACCTTATAGGCCATACCTCTTATAATTTGGCTTTTTGGGTGTGTGTTGGTAGAAAAGGTCACATGAGATAAACGAGGTCTAAAAAGGGTATCTATGTAAGCCGTTTTACGTACTCCAAACTTATTATTCTCATTAACCACATCATGATAATCAAATTCCTCTTTCCTAAACTCCTTTACCTTTTTATTGATCCGGGTTTTCTTTGAAGATACTTCCATTTTCATCTTTATGAGGATTCATACCATCGCGAAACTGTGCTGCATAATTTTCTTTCATATCAATACCAAAGTATTCTTTTGCCGATTCAAAATATTCTGTTGTCTTATCCGAATGAGTACGATACTGATACTCTCCAAATGGTATATTCTGTTCTCTAGTAAATCGTGGTGTTTCAATAGCCTTATCTGCTGCTATAATATAATCAATTCCATTATATGTTATTATGAAATTATCAGATTCTATTTCTGTAGTTTCATAAACATTAGTTTCATCATTATTGTAACTTATTACAGCTCCTACTGTTCCACTAAAATCAGAACCTATTAAATCTCCATTTTGATAATGTCTTGTTGCAAGATTTTGTTTCAGCCACACCTGATTTCCTATAGTTATAGAATTATAAATATCTCCGTCAATTATAATATCTCCATTGTTTATATTGTCATCCTTTATAAGCCTAATAGATATTCCACTATTTTGAGCAATAGTATAACTCCCAATATATCCAACCTTAATCACTACATTTATATATTCGTTGTCGTAATATGCCATACAGATGCTAGTATTTCCTAGCTCCACAAATCCGACTCCATACTGTCTCATTCCTCCAGGTAGTAATGAAAAACCATATGAATCTATACTGTCATTCTCGGTAACCCAATGTTTATTTCCTACCTCGCGTAAATTAAAGGCGCCTCCAACATTACTGTAGAGTTCACTCCATTCAGCCATAGTTGGAACGTGCCATCCAGGTGGAGCAATTTTCCTCTCGTCGGATGCTGCATACCCATTATACAATCTACCATATTTAATAGAGTTTTTAATATCTGTTTTTTTTCGATAATCTTTCCATGAAACACCTTCATAGAATAATTCACCATCAACTTCAAATTGTTCTGTAGTTACTAGATACATAATTATTGTCCTCCATTATCTTGTTGCTGTTGTGCTTGCTTTACTGAAACATTCTTTGTCTCATCAATACCATTATTAGCAAAGTCTACCGGCATACCTAACTTAACTGCAATATGCTGAAAAGTAATTATCTCTAATTGTCTTTCATTGTTTTCTCCAATAGGATAACTTGATGTTTCATAACTATAGTCAGCTAACGAATTTGGGGCCTCTATAACGGCATGTAATTCTATTGCGGACATATTGGGTGCTTTTATCTGTAAGATGTCACCAAGGTTCGCAAAAGCGGGTTGATCAATGCCAAAGCGATGTGATTCATAGTTTACCAACTCTTCGAAAGAACAATAATGAAAATCCGGATATTTTGTACCTATAGGACCAAAATAACGAACATTTCTTCTTCCTATTCCTTCCATGAGTTTTGATGGCATAGTAAACTTTTTATAATCGAGATCAAGAGTTTCTACATTACCAGTTATCTTTTGAAAGAATGCAGTAAAGACTTCCCCGGAAACATATAAAGAACGACACATTGTCGCTCTTGAAGTATTGATCATTTCTATCAACCATTCATCATGTAATATCTGGTCGTCGGTAAGATGTGGTTTCAATTGAAGCTTTAAACTTTCAACTATTTTTTCAAGTGTTATCATACTACTGATATTAAAAAAGGGTAAGTAGACATATCCTACCTACCCTTTTTGGATTTAATTGAAATTGATTATTAAGGCGCTGTTTCCAATACCACTACGCGAGCAGTCAAAGCATCTACCGGAGATACATTGTATGCAAGATAATCATTGAATGATTTAGCACCTACAACAACGTCTGCCATAGATGGAACAATACCTGCATTAGCAACAGCGATATCAGCAAACAATGCATCATCAGTCAATGCCAGTGGCATATAGAAATTGTAAACTTGTTCGCGTTTTACAAATGCACTTGCAGATACATTTTCATAACCAAGCGTTTTGCTGGCAATAGTAACACAACAGTAATCAACACCCTCAGTAGGCATTACTACACGTTGTCCTTCGTTCTCTGCTTTAATCATAAAGATACGACTCAATATGTCGTTAGTCAATGTATCTTTCTTAGGCTTAGTAGTAAGTACCTGAGTAAAGTTTTCATCGAAAATACGAACAGTGATTGGTTGTCCTTTTTCTTTTGCAGTAAGAACAAGAGCAGATGTACCAGCAGCGCCAGTACGACTAGCTACTACACAAGCGCCACTGTTTACAGCATTTGAAGTTCTCATTACATCAGCATTGATTGCTTCAATAAGACCATCAACGACAGTTTGTTTATCGTTAGCAATAGTAGCAGTGTTGGTTAACTTATAACCGTAAGTATGACTTACTGGAAACTGATGATTACCAGCACCATCATACAATGGTTGACGAGTGATTTCAATTTCAATAATACGTTGATCACCGGTAGTCTTTGCAACAAACGATGGAGTAATAGTGATTACTGCAGCAGCGCCAACAGCAGATGTTTTCTTTACAATGGTAGTATCACCATCAAACGGAATATCAATACCATATTTTTTACATACAAGATGTTTAATACCGGTTGTAACATCTCCTTGGAAGTACATACCAAATTCCTTTGGTCCGATAGTATTCAATAGGTAGTCTTGTGAACCTCTGATTAAATTACTCATTTTATTTAATTATTAATGTTTGAATTTTAATTCATTATTGAAAGTTTGATATCGACTATCTTGAATACCTTCCAAATACATACGGGATGCCGTAGTGATAATTTCAGAACATACTTCACGGTCAAATATACTTTCCTTAGTATTTGTTGTTTCCATCTCAGTAATAACCGGTGGATTAACAACATAACTTATTCTAAATTTAGGATAACCATCTTCAATATCAATATTTGGTACATATACCAAAATATTTTTTACTGGTTTGGTATCAACGATATCCTGACTTAAACTATAATAACAATTAGAAGTCGTTGGTTTGCTAAATACACCATTCAAAACAGTAGTCAGTTCATTTGAAGTTAATGGATTACATTTAGCTTCTTTTAGACCAGATATTTCTGCAGATAATCTAGCAACCAATCGACAATCTTCCGGTAACACAAATGAATACGCTTTATAACGATCGCTACTACTTGTTTCCAATAAAGTACCAGTAACTAATTTAGGTCCTTGCGTAATTGGCAAAAGTTGTATAGCAAACTTTTTATTCAATTCGAAATTATCAATCTTATTTGAAATAACTTCTTCGGTCGCTAAACCCAAAATTACTGAGAACTCCAACGGTGAAACAGTTCCCACTCGTGACTTCCTTACTATAGCAAGAAAATCTTTATACATATCAATTATTGCTACCGACATAATACTATTTGTTACCTTCTGATTTGTCCAACATATCTTTCAATGGGACATACAGACTATTGTTTTTATCATCATAAATGAATGCAGCAGCTTCTTTTTCATCGGCTCCAAGAGTTACTTTGTCATACATGATATATCCATTGGCAACAGCGCGTTGTAAGTACTTCTTAGCAAGAAGTTTTTTGATAAATACAATTTGCTGATTATCGTCAAGATTTTCAAGATATGAAAGAACATCAGCTGGGCGTGTTTCAACTAAACCATATACACGAGCTTCGGCAATCTTAGTAGAAAGATTTGTTGCATTCTCACCAAAGTAAAACAATAAATTGTTCATGTCTGATAATGATAGGTCGATAACTTTTGCACCGGCCTGTGCTTTTGTCTTTCCATCAACAGCTGCTTTTACAGCTTCTGCTTCGAAGTTTTGAATATACATTAAGTGTTTTCCAACTACTGCATCTTTACGAGATAATGCTATCTCCGGCATTTCAAGAGCAAGGCAATAAAGCGCATAATCTCTTGTTGGTAGATAGTTTCCGTTTCTCTTAATTAAAACAAGCGTTTGGTTATGAACGATAGGATAATTTTCATCTTCCTTGATTATCAATTCTTGTTTTGATAATTCAGTAGGATTCATATTATGTTGCCCGGTCAATAACTTTTTTGTTGCATTGTCGGTAATAGGAGTCATTAAAAATGGTTTCTCCTTATACTTCTTATTGATCGCATAGATTTTTACTTCTTCGCGTTCTTCGCCTGTTTCATCTTTGGTTGTCTTAGCCATTATCTATAATTTTTAAAAGAAATGAATGAATTAATATTTTACTGGACGATAAAGTTCAGCAATACCGTTTACATCAAGTAAAGCTGCACCGGTTTCCCACAAGATGTGGTGGTGTTTACCATCCACTGAGTTGACCATATCGCTACCTTTATTGATACCGTTTACTTCACCTTCTAACCAACCACGTTTTCCGAGTTGCAATAACTCAATTGCTGGTTGATTAATTTCAACATCTCCCAATGATACAAAGATTGCATTATGAGAACTGTTACGGGTTCCATCAGCACCATAAGTAGTAGCACGTTGAGGATTGTCAAACCAAGGCACAACGGTTGGAATCATTTTGACACCACCAAATTCGTAGTATTCATAATCCAAGTTGATACCTTTCTTTCCATTACCACCCATTTCAACTGTTTTAGGATCGATACCAGCCTGCTCTCTCATTAGCTTAGCAAAACCCTTGTAGAACTGCATACCACAGATTACGGCTACCTCAGTTCCCCATGAAGAAGAGTAGATAGAAATGTTTTCCATGATATTGTCAATGACACGTGTTGAAATAACGTTGTAAGGTAATCTCCAAGCACCATCTCCTTGGTTCAAGATACCATCACCGGCCATTACTTCAAATCCTTCATTTGTTTTCAACAGAACTTTATCATCTGCGGTAACAGTTGATTTTCCGTTCAACAATTGTTTTTCACGATACATAGCGGCACGTTCAAGCATTTGAATCTGTGCATGATCAGCCCACATAGAAACGCCATTATGTTCCATCCAAATAGCACTAGGACGATATTCATCAGCAGTACCCGAGATAGACCATTTCAAACGTTGGATAGTCATGTGAGTATATGCCTTTTCGTCAAAGGTATATTTTTCGTAAGCAGTTTCTGACATTTCTTCGAATGAAGTATGTGAGATACTAACTTCTTGTCCAATAGCAAGCAAATTCGGATTTACATAATCACCCGATACATTGGTCATGATTTTTACACGGTAATGGAAAATTCCGGCATCAACTTCTTGTGGAAGAGTCGAGTCAGAAACGTGTACATAAGTTTGGTTATCGGCAAGTTCAAGAACATCTTTTGGAGAGAACCAATTAGTGTCAAGAAATAAATCAATCCACGTTTGGTTTCGACCTGGTTCATTAGGGAATGCATCACATTTGAATGCAGCAATAACGCGAGCTTTACGATCCGGATAACCTTTGACGTTCCACATTACTTTGCGGTTGCCAACAATTTTGTACTTTCCTGATTTTGGATTCAAAGGATCAGCAAGTTTACCCGAGAACATATTACGGCCAGCAAGCAATGAACTAAATGCAGTTACATTTTTACGGAATAAAGTAGTTACTTGTGCTAGCATATGTGGTGCTGCAATCAAGTATTGTGACATGTGTTTAGATGTCGGTGTTTGATTCGAAAACTCCTGTGGAGCTCCTGGAAGAATACGCATAATGAATTTGATTAATAGAGTTGATTATTTTTCTGACTGCTCAAGCAATTTTAATTCTGCTTCGAAATCTAATGATTGACCAGTCTTGCGAGCACCTATTCCAGTAAAATTTGGAGTAATGCCTAATGATTTAAGCAATGTTTCCTTTCCACCTTCGCGCCCCTTGGTAATTGTTTCGATTACCTTTTCTTCTCCAAACTTAGCAACCATCACAAACATTTTGTACAATGTCATATTGTCTGACAATATATCATCTATTAAACGTTCACCGGTAACTTTATCGGGAATAACAACTCTCTCAAATTCTGCTAAAAACTGATTGTGGGCTTCTTGATTGACAGGAATACCATAAATAGTATCAACTTTTGAAAGACTTTCTTTAAGGACATTTAATTCGCCTTTTGTTTCAGCTAGCATTTGATTATACCCAGCTTCATAAGTAGCAGATTGTTTATCCTTATATTCTTTTACAAGATTGTCATTATAGTTTTTGATATTTTCATCAATAACTAAAGCAGCATCTTGCTTTTGTATTTTTGTCATTCGACCAATTTCTTGTAAAATATCATCATCAGTCAAACCACTAGGATTTTTTTCTGAATCATAAATACCGTAACGAGTTTTTAAATCGAATGCGATTTTTTCATCAATAGAAAATTTACTTGCATCAACATATTGTTCAGATACATTTGATACCAAATCATTAATCGTAAGATTAGGATTAGTAGCTGTCATATCTTGTATCTGTTGTGCTAATGGATGAAGTACTGGTTTCTCTAAACCAAACTTCTGTGCAACGAATGGACGAAGTAAATCATTCTCTGTTTCTGCAGTAATCTTTTCAGGCATTTTAAAGCCTTCTAAATCTTTGAATGAATCCCACAAAGGAGAAGGAGTATAAACTTCCTCTACAGCGCTTGCAGCTGCATCCTCAGCAGGCTTTTCAACTTTAATAGGTTCTGTATATTCCCCATCCGGTGCTTCTAATCTCAAAAGCTCTTCCGCAGCAAAGCCACCAGAGGTATCTTGTCCTTCGGTGGCTTCTATCATTTTAAAAAATAATGGCTTATACATTGACTAAATCATTAAAGTTTGTATCAACTCCTAAAAGATACGAATCGCTAATCACTAAAGCAATTGCACTTTTTACAACAATTTGTTGTGCAGCATTAGCCATTGATGGATTGTAATAAACAATATCGCCAGCTTTAAATTGACTACTTCCACTTTCCATAATAACAGCCAAATGTGGATGAACACCTTTGAATCGTTCCAAAATTGGTTTATCATTATTTACGATGATAATTTTCTCAGCAAATGGAACTGTAATAGGGCAAAGAAGAATAT